ACTTACTCCGCATTATTTAGTGCCATAGGTACTCTTTGGGGTGTTGGTGATGGTTCAACTACATTTAACCTACCTGATTCAAGGGGTAGAGCAGTAATTGGTGAGGGAACAGGAGCAGGACTTACAGCTAGAACACTAGCAGGTACTGTAGGTGCGGAAACACACACACTTATTACTGCTGAGATGCCCTCACATACTCATCCTAATGGGGCGAGTAATCAGGTCAATCAATTAAATGGCGGTGGTTATGCTTCAGGCTCTCACAATCCAGTCACTGGCTCAACTGGTGGCGATGGCGCACATAACAATATGCAACCATCTTTCGTTGCTAAAATGATAATAAGTTATTAATATGAAAAATAGAAGTTGGGCTATGGAATGGTTAGTTAATCAACCCGCACATTGGGCTACCGCATTTGTACCCGCATTACTAATACTATGGCAACCTATATGGTTTGTCTGGTTAGTTATACTATTCCCTCTATCACGGGAGTACTATCAACACGGTAGGAAAGTAACAGTTTGGCGTAGAGACTTATGGTTTGCCTATGCGGGCATACCGTGTGCCTATGCAGTATATTTTACACTGAAACATTTCAATTATATATAAGGAGTTTTATTATGTTAGCATGGCTTAAAGCAAGATTGACAGAAAAGAGTACTCAAACAGCAGTGGTTGGGGCTTTAGTATGGGGTGGCGCACACTTTGGATTAGAACTAACAGTAGAGCAACAGCTACAACTAGCTACTGTCGTGGCATTTGTATTTGGACTACTAGTTACTCTTATTAAAGAGCAAGGTTCAGAAGACTAACATGGATATAATGGTGTATGTTATCTTAGCCTATACACTTGTCCTTGTTGGTATGTATGGGTGGCGAAGCTATACCGCCCGTCAGCTAGATGCTGCCCTAAAGGAGCTTGCAGGTTTACAAGCTCTGGGTAAGCATCAGTCTGAAACTAGCATCAAGATAGATGAACACAATATGAAACTCAAAAAGGAACTAGATGCGGAATTTACAAGTACTATTAATGGTATTAATGCTGACGGGGTGTCAGACTCTGTTAGCCCCCGCGATTTGCCCAGATCCATTGAGCAGCTTTCCCGAAGTGAACTACAACGAAGACTGATGAAGGCAGAAGCTGCCCTCGATACTATTTATAAGTGGAAAAGTAGAGTGCGGAGGTAATATGACCACAATTATAGGAACTAGGCAAGGTATCTACAGTGATTCTCAAGTGACAACAGGTGCATTACCCTATTTAGCCGAGAAGATAATAATTATAGACAGAACTGTTATAGGTTGTTCGGGGGATTGTACCGCTATTGAGAAGTTCCTAGTGTGGTATGCTGATCCAGATAACATAGATGACCCTGAGTACGATGAACTAGAAGATTTCGCTGCGTTGACACTCAATGCGAACGGTTTATTCTTCTGGTGTAGTTCCTTCGGACCAGATAAGGTTATTGGCAAGAGTATGTGCATAGGCAGCGGGGCAATGGTAGCTCAGACTGCTATGCATCTGGGTAAAACCCCAGAAGAAGCAATTAAGGTAGCAGCACATTTAGATATATACAGCAGCTTGCCTGTTCAAACACAACTACTACATAAAGGGAAGAAGAAGAAATGAACAAAAGTGAGGAAACAGAAATAGAACTGCTGAAGTCAGAGGTTAGGCAACTACACGAGAACATGGATAAGTTAAACCTATCTGTGAAAGCTCTACTAGATGCTTGGACTACTGCTGCGGGGATGGTCAAGATGGTCAAAGTCCTCTCTACCATAGCAGTAACCTTTAGTTTAGTATGGTTTTTAGGGAAGGACATGATACAAGAGTTCTTCTTTCATGGGAGACATTAATATATATGAGTAAACGAACAGCAACACCCAAGGAACTAGAGGAGCTACACGCTCTAATGGCTAAGACACTAGCTGAACTTATTAGGACAGATCCTACTGCAAGTACACTTAATGTTGCCCGCCAGTTCCTAAAGGATAATGGGATTGAAGCTAATGTAGTAGAGGGTAATGAGATGCATAATCTAGTGGAAGGTTTACCCTTTGTAGGACTAAAGGCTGTTAGTGGCAAAGAAACGCACTGATCCTATTAAGGAGGACTTTAGAAACCTCTTGTACCTAGCGTGGAAACATCTAGGATTACCTGAGCCAACACCCATTCAGTATGACATAGCTAACTTCCTACAACATGGACCTAGGCGTAAGGTTATACAGGCGTTTCGAGGAGTAGGTAAGAGTTGGATCACTGCAATATATTGTCTATGGCTGTTATATTGTAACCCCAATGAACGTATACTAGTTATATCCGCATCTTCAGATAGAGCTAGGGCGTTCACCATCTTTACCCGAAGGTTAATCGGGGAGATGGCTCTGCTGCACCACCTGCTACCACAGAAAGAACAGAGAGATTCAGCTATTAGTTTTGATGTAGGTCCATCCACGGCACATCAAGCCCCCTCAGTTAGATCAGTAGGCATTACAGGTCAGATGACAGGTGGTCGTGCCTCACATATTATTCTTGATGATGTGGAAGTACCTCGTAATAGTTTAACCCAGAGTATGAGGGATAATCTATCTAACTCCGTTAAGGAGTGTGATGCTGTCTTAATACCTGATGGTAGTATTAGTTACCTAGGTACACCCCAAACTGAGATGTCCTTATATAATGCACTACCTAAGAGAGGTTATGAGATAAGGATATGGGCTAGTAGGTATCCCACAGATGAAGCTATGAAGTCAGAACTCTATGCATCACGTTTAGCCCCTTACTTACGTGAACACCTAGAATCTGAACCTGAGCTATCTTCAGCCTGTCACGGCAGGGGTGAACCTACAGAACCAACTAGGTTTGACGATAGGGACTTACTTGAACGTGAGATGTCCTATGGTAGATCAGGGTATAACTTACAGTTTCAACTGATAACAGCTATGTCAGATGCTGATAGACATCCATTGAAGATCAGTGACTTTATGGTCATGGGTATAGACAGTGGACATATAGCACCTGTACAAGTAGCGTGGGGATCAGGAGCTAGTGAGATAATAAATGATATAGAGTGTGTAGGATTAGAAGGAGATAAGCTACTAAGACCTATATTTATATCAACTGACTTTAAACCATATCAAGGGACTGTACTATCAGTTGATCCTGCGGGTAGAGGTAGTGATGAGCTATCATTCGCAGTAGTATCTATGATGAATGGCTTCCTCTATGTAAGAGCCTGTGAGGGCATGCAAGGGGGTTACTCAGATGAGAACCTACAGAAGATAGCGGATACAGCTAAACACTATAAGGCTACTGAGATATATGTTGAAAAGACATTCGGTGATGGTATGTTTAATAAGCTACTAGCACCATTCGTTAATAGAACATACCCATGTCATATAGAGGAGATGAATAGTAATAAACAAAAGGAACTCCGTATTATTGATACCTTAGAACCAGTACTTCAGGGACACAAGATGATAATCTCTGAGGAACTAGTAAAAAGAGATCAGACTAACTACAATCACTACCCTGAAGATACTGCACACCAGTATCAACTACTGTATCAACTTAGTAGGATAACTAGAGATAGGAAGTCCTTAAAGCATGACGATAGGTTAGATGCCCTATCTATGGCTGTAGCTAGGTGGGCTGAACAGATGGATAGAGATACTGATAAGGCTGAAGCTGATCATAGAGATAGAATGCAGGATGAATCACTTAGGGAGTTCAAGAGGTTAGTACTGGGTGGACCTAAGAGAAACAAGGGGTGGACTAGTAGTTGGGATTAAAAACAAGGAGTTACACTAGAAAGTGGGCCACTGTCCCTCAGTATAGGAATAAGCCTATAGTGTAGCTTATAGTTAAGACTACTATTTATGCTCAATATCCTCTATGCTTAATATCTAACTTCAAATTATATTCATTACAAAAATATGAGAGGGTATCTTAACGCTCAGGATTTGAGCCGTCCCCCCTTGCCTTCCTTCTAATACCTACGGGCATGCGCGCGAATGGTGAACGGCCAGGAGGTAAAACCACAAGCGAAACTCCGAGTATATGGCCTATGGTGTGGCTTGTGGTTTGCCTATGGTTTGACGTATGGTGTGGCTTGTGGTTTGACGTATGGTGTGGCTTGTGGTTTGACGTATGGTGTGGCTTGTGGTTTGTCTGTTCATGCTTGCCCATATGTTTTTTTTTTGCACGTACTACAAGCCACACCATATGCCACACTACAGGCCACACCATATGCCACACCATAGGCCACACCATACGAGACGATAGGCCACACCATACGAGACGATAGGCCACACCATATGCCACACTACAAGCCACACCACCACCACCACCACACACAATATGATACTACGAGATACACACACACAAAAAGCCCTGAAAGCCAAGCCGGGCTTGACTCTTAGAGATATTTTACGTCACTGTCACTCAGTATATAAATAAAAAGCTTGACTCTAGTAATAGTTATATGTTTATAATCTCTGAGCAACACCGAAACATATTTTTTTTTCTTTTATATTGGAGGCTTTCAAAAATGGCTATTTATACTGAAAATGAATTCAGAATTGAAGACTTAACGATTAAACAGGTAGAGAATACGATCAGGGAACATCACGTTAACCCACAGGAATTTTTTGATATATATGGTATTAAACCACTATACAAAGGATCACTTGTTTTAAATTGGCTTGGTTATTAATTTTTTTCTTTTAAAAACTATTTTGGAGGTCTAGTATCATGGTAAATAAAAAATATCCTAATGTTACTCAAAAATTGTTGTCTACTGCTAACGTCAAAATTAAAAAAGGTGAAAAGGACGGTTACAAGTCCTTTATCTTACATTTTGCACCTGCAAAGTCTAGCGGGTTTGAGGTGTGTGCTAATAGTAGTCCACAATGTGAAGAATTTTGTTTAAATAAATCAGGGCATGGCCTTATCGTTAAAACGGATGGTACTGCGCCATTGGATCTAGAGGGCAAGCCAATATCTATGGTAGTGGCTGCAAGAATTACAAAAACTCAAGCATTTTTTGAGCATAAATCAGAATTTATGGATAAACTAGTCAACGAAATTCATAATGGGATTAAACTAGCCGAAAAACAGAATTTAATACCTTGTTTTAGGCTTAATGGCACAAGTGATTTACCATTCCATAAAATAAGAGTTAATTATCAAGGTAAATCATACAGATCAATAATGCATGCTTTCCCCGACACTCAATTTTATGATTATTCTAAAGTTTTAGGTAGCGGTTACCCAAAAAACTACCACTTAACATTTAGCAAGTCTGAAAATAATCAAAATGATGTTGTAAAAGCCATTGCAAGGGGTCTAAACGTGGCTGTAGTGTTTAATGTTTTGAAAGGTAACCCGTTACCACCGAAATACCTTAAAAAACGTGTTATAGATGGTGACAATGCACGCGGGGATTTGCGCTTTCTTGATCCTAAAAATAGTATAGTGGGATTAATTGCCAAGGGAAAGGCGGTTAATAACTTTGATCCTAATGGTTTTGTCGTACAGGTAGAGCATGAAAAAATGATTGCACAATTAAATATAGGACTATAAATTATGGCTATAATTACTAGACAAGCTTACACGAATGATAAAGGAAACCGCCTTTTTACTTGTACTAAAGTGGGTAGAAAATGGGTAACGGGCATATGGTGGGAATATCCTATCAAGTTAAGTAAAATACCACTTTCACTTTATGCCACTTTCACTGATTGTGGCAGTGGTAACGCTGTAGCCACAATGCGATTAAGGGAAATGGCTATTTTTGGGTATGGTAGTAAAAAAGAATTGCCTGTAGGCTTAAAACGTGAACTTTTTGGGAGGTCTAAATAATGAAAGTATTAATCGGATGCGAAACATCAGGGACGATCAGAGAAGCATTCAAGCGACTAGGGCACAGTGTGACCTCATGCGACTTGTTGCCGTCTCAAGATAATAGTCCTGATCACCACGTGGGCGATATTGTGGAATTTTTAGAACGTGGCACGCGCTACGATTTGATTATTCTGCACCCTACCTGTACCGCCTTGTGTGTTGCGGGCAATAGCACATATGGTGAGGGAAAAAAGCGATACTCTGAGAGATTGGGTGCGGTCAAATGGACTATGGACTTGTGGACTCTCGCAAAATCATTGAGTGATCGGGTTTGCTTAGAGAATCCTGTAGGCGTGCTGCAGAGACTTGGGAAAATCAAGAAACCCAATTACGTGCACCCTTGGCAGCATGGGCACGCAGAACAAAAAAAGACGGGGTTATACTTGCATGGTTTACCACCTCTAACGCCCTCTCAGGACGTACACGCTCACATGTTAACCCTGCCCAAGTGTCAACGGCAGCGGATGCACTATATGTCACCCTCGGCGGATCGGTGGCAGCAGCGCAGTAAAACATATCAAGGCATAGCGGATGCAATGGCTAACCAATGGGGGAAAAATGAGTAATCTAGATTTATTTGGTGAAAAGGTAGTACCACCTATCAGCCTGAGTGAATGGGTAAAATTAAGCAAGGCCGAGCGGGTGGCGTGGCATGGTAAGCGTAGGATTTACGAGCGGGAGGCCAGAAAAGCAATCAATAAGAAAATTGCGTATGAATTTAAGGCTGCACTGCAGAGATCAATGGAAATGGAGGATTCAAAATCATGAAAACGATAGTACATAGGATGAGACTTTTAAGCATTGCAAATAAAATAAGAGATGAGATTGTGGAGGAAAAATTAATACATAAGGACATTTTGCACATCTCAAATGATAAGGTGGTAGAGACTGCCTACGTGGCAAAATTGTATTTGGACATTGAGTCACTAATAGTGGCAATGGAAATTATGAATCTACACGAGACTGATGTGGAATTTAAGGGGGGCAATGATGAGTAATTCAATAAGTGCAGAAGCTAGGGCAGCAGGTGAAGTCAGCGAAGCGGAATATCTTGAGTATGAGGCGCAGTGTGCCCGTAATGAAGATCTGAGAGATCAGCAGGAGGCACGCTACGATCTGTACGTCGAAGACTGCCATAATGTGGGTGAGGCTGCTATGGAATTTGAAGAATGGGAGGATATGCTATGAGTGAAAAATATTATATTGGTTTAATAGAGGAACGAAATGGTGAGCGTGACTATACACACCACGTTTTTTACACTGCGCCAAACTTTAAAGAAGCATGCGCGCGCCACACTGAGATGGCAAGTGACTTCTATGGTGAGCCATACGCGGTAGACACTG